AACAGATGTCACCGACAGAATATGAAAACCAGTATTATCAACGGCTCGGAAGTGTCTAGATTATCCGTGGCGATTCAAGGCTTATTACAACGAAATTGATCCCTATGCAGCTCAGTGGCTGCGTAACTTGATCGCTAGCGGTCACATTGCACCTGGCGAAGTTGATGAAAGGAGTATTGAAGATGTCACACCTGACGATCTGCGAGGATTCACGCAATGCCACTTCTTCGCCGGAATTGGCGTCTGGTCTCATTCACTGCGGCTCGCCGGATGGCCTGACGATAAACCAGTCTGGACCGGCTCCTGCCCGTGCCAGCCTTTCAGCGCGGCAGGCAAAGGAGATGGGTTTGCTGACGAGCGGCACCTTTGGCCCCACTTCTTCCACCTCATCAGCGAGCGCAGACCTCAGCATGTCTTTGGCGAACAGGTTGCAAGCGGTAACGCAAACGCATGGTTCGACCTTGTACAAGCTGACCTGGAAGGAATGGGATACGCCTTCGGGCTTGTGCCGTTTGCGGCAGCGGGCGTCGGTGCGCCGCACATCAGAGAGCGGGCCTACTGGGTGGCCCACGCCTGTAGTAGGAGACATGACGGGCGGACCGAGACCTCCGGACAAAAAGCGAGGCCCGGCGCCGGGGATGCAATCAGCGACCGCGTTGACGGGATGGCCTACTCCAACAACCGAATCGGCGATGAGGGAGAAACGATACGCACAGGGAGGGATGCCATTCTCAATGGCTGCGGCGCTAACCAGTTGGGTGACGCCAACATCACGCGACTGGAAGGACTCGGCAGGAATGACGGCGCAGCGGGACGGCAAAGAGCGACTGGACCAGTTGCCGCGGCAGGCGTACACATGCGGGCCCTTGAGGTTAACGGTTTTTGGCGAGATGCGGACTGGCTCTTATGTCGAGATGGCAAATGGCGTCCAGTTGAACCCGGCACATTCCCGCTGGTTGATGGGGCTGCCGCGCGCCTGGGACGAGTCGAGCCCGGGGTGGCAAGAGTGGCAAGCAGCAACCGCGTCGGCCGACTCAAAGGCTACGGTAACGCTATAAACGCACAGGCTGCCGCTGAATTCATTCGAGCTTACTTGGAGGTCGCGTGAAGAAGCTATCAACCGAGCAGGAGAACGCGGTGCGTGATGTTGCCCGTCAATGCTCTGATGCCATTAAGAAAGCCCTGAAGAAGAAACCAAAGCCAAGCTGGAATGTCGTTGTTCCTCCGATCCTGAAGGAGTACCACGAGAAGGTGAAACCGATGGGCGTAAGTCTGGTGATGTTCAACAGCGTAATCGGACGCCTGAACGGGCGTTATGGAGTCGAGTCATGATCGAATTAACGTCACGTCAGAGTGAAGTTCTGGATGCCATAGTGCTTTACAAGGACAGAACGGGATTCCCGCCGACGATGCTTGAGCTTGCCGGTTTAATTGGCTGCGCATCACCGAATTCTGCTGCTGCGCATGTGAAGGCAATTCAGAAGAAGGGTTACATCACCGTTGCTCCTGGCGCTGCCAGGGGCATTACCATCGTCAAAACGGAATCTGATGAAGATCCGGTGTCGATCATTAAAGACCTCTTATCCGGTGGAGACCAGGCCAGAGATAAAGCTGTTGAATGGCTAAAGAAACAGGGAGTGACTTTATGAAACTGGTGCTGCCGTTCCCACCGAGCGTAAACACCTACTGGCGAGCCCCCAATAAGGGGCCGTTGGCAGGACGCCATCTCATCAGTGCTGCTGGCCGCAAATATCAGAGCGCTGCTTGCGCTGCGATTATTGAACAATTACGCCGCCTGCCTAAACCAACCACAGCGCCAGCTGCGGTGGAGATACTTCTCTTTCCACCAGATGCCCGCCGCCGCGATATCGACAATTACAACAAGGCGCTTTTTGATGCACTGACACATGCAGGCATCTGGGAGGATGACAGTCAGGTTAAACGAATGCTGGTGGAGTGGGCACCGCAGGTACCTGGCGGGAAGGTTGAAATAACGATCGCCAGCTATGTCGAAAATGGTAGGCAAAATAGCAATGCATTGGTACGCGCATGAGTGTTAGATTAAAAAGTGTCAGCGAAGCGGGAGTGCAGACCCGCTCGCACTACAACAAGTGGAGAAACATATGAATCAGTTATTCGTAATTGATGGCGTTTCCGTACGCCGTGATTTTGATGGTCGTTACTGCCTGAATGATTTGCATCGTGCGGCGGGAGGTGAAAAACGTCACCAGCCTTCCAACTGGTCCTGTCTTACCCAAACGCAAGAACTCATCGCTGAAATTTCGAGCGCTCCTGGAATTACAGGAGCGGCCCCGTTGGTCACCCTTACTGGTGGTGTTAACCAGGGGACATTCGTCTGCAAGGAGTTGGTTTATTCCTATGCAATGTGGATCAGCCCGAAATTTAACCTCAAAGTCATCAGAACGTTCGATGCCGTACAGAACCCTGCATCCAATGCGCCGACATCCGACAAAATTCAGGCTGGCGTGATCCTGCTTGAATCGGCGGCGAAAATGCTGAACCTCTCAAACTCTTCAAGACTCGGTGCTTATCAAAAACTCCAGCAGGTAGCGGGTCTTCCAGATCTGATGCCGCATTACGCGATCGATGCACCTGCCGGTGCGCAGGATGGGTCCAGCCGTCCCACACAATCACTCAGCGCTTTGCTTAAAGCAAAAAACATCCGCATCACCGCCAATCAGGTTTATCACATGATGTCCCGCTTTGGGATTGTGGAACAAAAAGAGCGAAACAGTCGGTCTGGAGTGAATGGTGTTAAAAAGTTCTGGTCACTTACTGCCAAAGGCTGCATGTATGGCAAGAACATCACCAGTCCTGCGAACCCGCGAGAAACTCAGCCTCATTTCTTTGAGTCGAAGTTTGCGGAGCTTCTTAAAATAATCGACATCGTAGCCTGAGGTAACAGTGAGAGCATTACTGACACCTGAAGTTGCACCAATGTCCGGGGTGGTTCTGTTCCGCCCTGGCAATGAACTGCTCTGGCTGTTTCGTCAGGGAAGGGTTGTTATTGAGACGCCATCAGAAGCAATCCAGCATTTGCCATCAGGTCTTATTCCAGAGGCACATCAGCCACTGACAGATGATGTCAGTATGCAGGAGCTTTTCCTGAACGAGAGGGTTATTCAGCGTGCTGGCGGTCTTAGCAGTCTTGATGCCTGGCTTGAGCGTAAATTCGAATGTCAGTGGCCCCACAATGAATGGCACTCAAAGGACTTTACGGTGATGCGTCACCCCCCCGGAAGCATTCGCCTTTGTTGGGGCTGTGATAACCAGTTGCGTGAACAAACCACTGAAAGACTGGCAGGAATTGCCATGCAGAACCTGGTAAAATGGTTACTCGAAAGGGTGAATATTATGCTGGGATTCAGCGAAGACCACACCCTGACGCTTCCGGAGTTCTGCTGGTGGATGGTACGCAACGATCTGGCTGACCTTATTCCTGAATCAGTGGCGAGCAAAGCCCTCAGGATTAAGCCTGACTCGCACAGTTCCGTAATGCGGGAAAGCGACATTGTTCCTTCGTTACCGGCGACTGAAATCCTCCAGGAGAAGGTGAAGAAGGTTGTCTCCGTTAAGGTAGACCCTGAGTCACCGGAATCTTTCATGCTTAGGCCAAAGCGCCGCCGCTGGGTTAATGAGAACTGGACACGCTGGGTAAAGTCCCAGCTTTGCGTCTGCTGTAACAAGCAGGCAGACGACCCCCACCACCTGATAGGCCACGGGCAGGGTGGAATGGGTACTAAGGCGCATGACCTTTTTGTGATACCGCTGTGCAGAGCGCATCACGACGAGTTACACGCTGATCCTGTGGCATTTGAAGCGAAATACGGCGACCAGTTAACGCTGCTGTTTCGGTTTTTAGATCGTGCGCTGGCAATCGGCGTATTAGCATGAAAAGTGGAGAAAAAATGCTTGATATGTATGAAGTAATGGACCGCTGGGGAGCCTGGGCGGCTGCTGATAGCAGTGGAGTCGACTGGCAACCAATAGCTGCTGGTTTTAAAGGTTTAGTGCCGTACGGTAAAAAGTCACGCCTGCAATGTGATGACGATGAAGGGATTATGATTGATGGCTGTGTCGCACGTCTGAAAAAATATAAGCCGGAAGAATATGAGCTGATCATAGCTCACTTCGTGATTGGTATTTCGCTGCGCGCAATAGCAAAAAAGCGTAAGTGTTCGGATGGAACGATAAGAAAAGAGTTGCAAACAGCATTTGGTTTTATAGAAGGCATCGTTTGCACCCTTGTTTAACTAACTTCGTTCCATGCTTCACATGATTATATTGGACGCTTTGAGCTTGACTTAAAGCGTCTTCCACTTATTCCTGAAACCCATATATCTTCTTCGATAAAATCAAGTAAGGCTTTAATTTCTTTCTTAGAAGATGGCATGATGATTTTTTCAACACCATTTATTACATTTGTCTGTAAAGGAAAGTTGACTTTTGCAGCTTCAACCTTAAATAAGGATAGGTTTTGGGCAGTTAACATTCCTGATTGATTTATTAAGGTAACTTTGTTTCTAATAACAGTATCTGCGATTATTTTTAGATCGAAACCAGGAGGTGTTGAAAAAACACTTAGTTGACTGAATGTAGTTAGTTCTTGGTCCGTTGCTGCTGAAAAATAAGATGTCATATCAAAAATGCTTCTAAGTTTGAAAAAACTTTTGAAGTGTATAGTGTTGTTGTCAATTACAGCTACAAGTTTATCATCAACATTAAAGCCAATGCTATCAGCTTTACTAAATGTAGTTTTACTTGCGACAAATTTACCGAAAAATGATTTTGATGTATCTAAAATCTGTTTTTTATTGAAAGGCTGAAGTGCTATAACGTTCGAGTTAGCTTGATTAACTACTCCAACAAACAAAGCTTTGATGTTATCTATAGCAATTTGGTTGGGGTCCCAAATTGGTATGGCTGTCGGTCTTCTAACCGCGTCTACTAAACTAGCCGAATCTGTGAAATTCTGAATTTCAAAGCACTCATCATATTTTGGGGTGTATCCAGCATAAAATGGGATTTTATTATTGTGATGGCTTTCAAAATGTTGGCATTGCTGTTGGAAAATAGCTGTAACAGATGAGCTGGCTGTTCTATCTAGCTCAACTCTAACAATCCTCGTTGCTATTGTGTTATCCATTACTGCAAAAAGTGCCATGGCTTTTTATCCTTTAATATGTAGAAAAGTGTAGTCTGTTAATTGAACAACTGTAAATGGTATATCTTTAATGTCTGTGATTACTGATTTTGAGATTAGAACAAACCCAACGCCGGTATCATCTTCTGCTTCGTAGAATTTATAACCAATTAAAGAAAGAACTGGGTTAAAGTTATAGTTCTCTGAAAAACTGATGTAAAACAATAATGATAAATAGAAGAATAGAGCGTATGCCTTATTTTCTGCTATTGAGTCGGTTCCTAAAAGAGGAAACAGGTAACTTAAGAAATAATTTGTCACTTCTTTGTTCGCAGGGGAAACTGAGCTGATATTCTTTGTCAGAAGTTCAAGCCTATTTTCTGCATATTTTATGAGTCCAATTGCAAGTAACCAGCTTAAAATTCCAACACATAAGCTATATTGCATTAGCCATATTGAATCTTTTACGTATCCGATAAAGAAAAGTGTGGCGCAAACCGGTGCAATAGAACTGGCGGTCAATAATAAGCGTGCTAACTTGTTCATCAGGACATCCTTCTGCACTGTTTATTTGTGGGTCTTCCCCGATCATGGTGGGAAGGCTCAGAACGCCATATTCAGCTTTCCGTAGTGGAACATCACCCCCAGTTT